AATGTAGATGCAATTGATAATCGTAATTAAATAAGAATAAATATGGAGACAAAACAAGCAATGGAAATTATTAGACAAGGTATTAATATAGCATTAGGTGCTGGAGCTTTTAAATCTACACAGGATGTAGCAATAATTCATACCGCGTTAGAAACAATTAATAGATTAGAGGAAGCTTCACGAACTGAAGTAGTATCTGAACCTATTAAGAAGAAAGATAAATAATGAAATTATTTAAAATAGAGAATTGGCAATTGACCCTAGAAGAAGAAGTCTGGGGTCTTTCTGCGTTTAAAAAACTCTTAGAAAGAGATAAGAGTAAAAACAAAGAAAGGGCTAATGCTGAGATGTTATTTATATTTTATTTTTGTGATATTAAGTCAGATTATCTGACAATGAAAGAAGATTTAAGAATACAAGAATTAAAAAAGGATATCCCAGGATTAGGAGATAAATGGGAAGTAGATAATTTAATTAGAGATGCTATTGACTTATATAGAAAATTAAGTCAAACAGTAATTGAAAAATTATATCTACAATCTCTTAAATCAGCATCTGATATAGGTGATTATTTAGAAAATACAGCTGTATTATTAGCTGAGAGAGATAAATATGATAAACCTGTTACTGATATTAGTAAGATTACTATGGCTGTTCAAAAAGTTCCTAAGTTAATGGCTGATTTAAAAGCTGCGTATAAAGAGGTTATAAAAGAACAGCAAGATAATGAAAATAAGAAAAAAGGAAGTAAGAACTTTAATACCTTCGAGAATGGATTCGAGTAAAGAAATTAAAATAGGTAAAGATGTAAGAATTGGATTAAGAGATGGTGTTAATAAATTAGCTAATACTGTATTAACTACATTAGGACCAATGGGTAGCACAGTTATCATTGCAAATGAATTTGGTGATCCTTATATTACTAAAGATGGTGTATCTGTATCTAATTATATAACATTAGCTGATCCTATAGAAAATATAGCAGTAACATTATTAAAACAAGTTGCACAGAATACTGTAGAACAAGCTGGTGATGGTACTACTACCTCATTATGTTTAGCTCAAGCTTTAATTAATAAAGGGTTTGATTTATTAGATGGAAATAAAAGTTATAATGATATTAAAAAGGATTTAGAAGAATTAGAAGAAAAAGTAGTTAAAGAACTAATTAAAAATTCTAAGAAATTAAAGACGACTAATATTATTGATGTGGCTACTATTTCAGCAAATAATGATAAAAGTATTGGTAAATTAATTCAAGAAGCCTATGAACATTCTAATATCGTTAGAGTGGAAGAGGGTAGTAAATCAGAAGATGAATTAATTACTATTAATGGTATGCAATTAGAAACTACTTATTTTGATAAAGCTTTCATTAATAGTAGAGAAAGTCAGTCTATTGAATATGGTAAAATTCCAATAATTCTTATTAATGGGAAATTAGAACGATTAGAAGTAATAGCAGGTCTTTTAAAGCAGTTACAATCAGCTGTAATAGTAGCAGATCACTTTAGTGAACAAGTAGTATCAATTTTAAAAGATAATTACAACCGAGGGGCACTAAATATTGCATTAGTTAAATCTCCTGGGTTTGGACAACACAGGAAAGACTTAATGAATGATTTAGCTATTTATACTAACTCTACTTTACTATTACCTTCTAAAGAATATACAATATTTGAAGGATTCGTAGGTAAAATAGATAGTATATCTGTACAACGTGATAAAACTATTATATCTGTTAATAATACATCAAAAGCTACATCTGAATTATTATCAGATTTAGCAGAAGCTTATTCTTGTATAGAGAAAGGTCATGCAAGAGATTTATTAGATCAAAGGATAACTAATTTAACAGGAAAGATATCTCTTATTAAAGTAGGAGGTAAATCCGAGGTTGAAATGAAAGAACGTAAAGATAGGATAGAAGATGCTGTATTAGCTGTACATTCTGCTTTAGAAGAAGGTATTGTTGAAGGGGGTGGATGTGCTTTGTATAGAATTAATATTGATAATCCTTTTAATAAATGTTTAGGTGCTCCACTACAACAAATTCTATATAATGGAGCTGATTTTAATTATTTAGAGGATGTATTTAAATTAAATATAATTGATCCACTTAAAGTGACTAGATGTGCATTAGAGAATGCTATATCTGTTTCTAAAACAATACTAAGCACTAAAGCAATAGTATTAAATGAACGATTATGGAAATAAAACTTAATAAGTATCAAACACCTCTTAGTGATGAATTAAGAGATTCAGTACCTAAAGAGGTGTGGGATGAGGTATTAGAGTATATTAGTACAGTTAAGTTTATTCAAAATTTAATTGCTCCAGAGGAAGAAAGAGGGTTTATTAAAGATAGACCTGTAATGACATATATTGATGAAACAGGTAATACTGTAGAATATGATGATGGTAGAAAATTAATTGATATTACTAATCCTCATATATTAGAAGATATGGATTTCTTTAGAGAGAAAGCTTTATTCTTTGAAAAGAATGGTAAATATACTAATTTAATACCTAATGGTAATCCTAAATCTGAATATGCTCAATTTTGGAGAGATGAATTATATAAATGGAAACATGGTTTAGTTCGTCCTGATGGTGAGTGGATTCCTGGAGAATTATATTTTTATTGGAATTATTCTCCTATATGGTTAGTAGAAAAGGCAGAAGGAAGTAAAAGTAAAAAAAAAGGTGAACGTGTTAGAAAGTTTCCTAGACCGTGGTCTGGAGATTATCTGTTCTTTCATTATGTTAATGCTGCTAAAGAAAATGGACAACATGGTAAATTATTAAAAACCAGGGGTATTGGATTTAGTTTTAAAGCAGGTGCTTGGAGTCCTAGAAATATGTATGTATATCCTGGGTCTGGTAATCCTAATTTCCATTTAGCATCAGAGAAAGGTTTCTTATCTGGTGATAAAGGTATATGGGGTAAAGTATTAGATACTTTAGACTGGATAGCAGATACTACACCATTACCTCGTATGAGATTGGTAGATGGTAAGAGAGCTATGGAAGTCCAATTAGGTTATGAAGATGAATATGGTACAAGACGTGGTAATTTATCATCTGTATTTGGTATATCTTTAAAAGATAACCCTGATAAAGCACGGGGTATTCGTGGACCACTTATTCATTATGAAGAAGATGGTTTATTTCCTAATCTAGAAAAAGCTTGGAACGTAAATAGAAAAGCAGTAGAGGATGGTGGAATAGCATTTGGTTTTATGCTTGCTGGAGGTACAGGGGGTACAGAAGGAGCTAGTTTTGAAGGATCTGAAAAATTATTTTATAGTCATAATGCTTATAATATTTATGGTATTCCCAATGTATATGATAGAAATACAAATGGGGATACAACATGTGGTTTCTTCTGGGGAGCATATATGAATAGAAATAATTGTTATGATTTAGAAACAGGAGAATCAGATGTTATTAAAGCATTAATTGAAATATGTAAAGATAGATATTTAGTTAAATATAGTTCGTCTGATGCTAGAGCTATTACTCAGAAAAAAGCAGAAGAACCAATAACACCTCAAGAGGCAGTAATGCGTACTGAAGGTACTGTATTTCCTGTAGCTGATTTAAAAGAATATTTAGAAAGTGTTTCAGTTAAACGTGAAAGTTTTTTAGCTGAACACTATGTAGGAGAGTTAGTTTATAATCCAGATAGTAGTTTAAGTTGGAGACCAATAGGTAATAAATATCCTTTACGTGCATATGATACAGGAACAGGAGATAAAACTGGATGTTTAGAAATATTTGAAATGCCACGTAAGAATAGTGAAGGTTTAATTGTTAGAGGTAGATATATAGCAGGAATTGACCCTATTGATGCAGATACTGGGCAATCCTTATTTAGTATTATGGTAATGGATACATTTACTGATAGAATAGTAGCTGAATATTCAGGTAGACCTAAAACAGCTAATGAAGCATATGATATAGCTTTAAGAACATTACAATTTTATAATGCTGAAGCTAACTATGAAAGTAACTTAAAAGGATTATTTAGTTATTTTGATAGAAAGAATGCATTACATTATTTAGCTGATACACCACAGATATTAAAAGATATGGATTTTGTTAAACAAACTAATTTATATGGTAATAGAGCTAAGGGAACACATGCTAATGCACAGATAAATTCTTGGGGTAGATTATTACAAGCTGACTGGATGTTAACTAAAGCACATGGTGATGAAAAAGATGAAAGAAGAAATTTACATAGATTAAGAAGTTTTGCTTATATAGAAGAATGTATTAAGTGGAACTCAGATGGTAACTTCGATAGAGTATCTGCAGGAATTATGTTATTTATATTAAGAGAAGATAGAGTTAAAAGAACTCAGTCAGCTATGAAGAATAATGAGAAACCTGTTAAGTCTTTATCTAATGATCCATTCTTTAACAGAAACTTTGGAAAACCTTCTAATCAAAATATAGATATTTTTAAATAATAGCTATTACGTAATGAACTTAAAAGAGAAGTTTAAAATAAACAATTTGTATTTAACTAATTTATTTAGTATATTTGTAAGTTTAATATAATAATATGGCAAGAATAAATAATTTAACTTTGCCACCACAGCGTCTTGCCTATAGTAGAAAGACTCAAGAGTGGCGGAAAGATAATATAGATTATGCTGATAAACATTCATTTTATCATAATGAATCTGTAAGAAAGAGTCTTAAAAATAAAGTGATTAATCTTAATCTCTATAATGGTATTGTAGATATTAGAGATCTAACTGATGTAGTAAATCCATTTCATATGGATGCATCTTTTATACCTGATAATATTCCACACCATCCTATAGTAGTTCCTAAGATTGATTTATTAGTAGGGGAAGAAATAAAGAGACGTTTTGATTGGAAAGTTATTGTTACTAATCAAGATGCTATTAGTAAGAAAGAAGAAGATAAGAAAAAGGTTCTTATGCAACGTCTTACTGAATATTTAGAAAGTAATTATAGTGATGAAGAATTAGCTTCTAAAATGAAAGAACTTGAAAATTATATGAAATATGATTGGCAAGATTTACGTGAGAAAATGGCTAATCAAATATTACGTCATTACTGGGCTGAACAAGAATTCCAAACTAAATTTAATAATGGTTTTAAAGATGCTTTAATTATGGCTGAGGAAATATATCAAGTTGATATAATTCATTCAGAACCAACATTAGACAAATTAAATCCATTAAAAGTTCATGCAATTAGAAGTGGTAATTCAGATAGAATTGAAGATTCTAGTATTATTATATTAGAAGATCATTGGAGTCCTGGTAAGATTATAGATTATTTTCATGACCAATTAAAACCAGAAGATATTGATTATATTATGGACTATAGTACTACTAAAACTGGTGGTAGTTATAGTGATGATGATAATAATCATGTCTTATTAAGAGATGGAGTAGAAGCTGGACTTGGTGGTAATGCTACTATAGATAGTTTATTTAATATTGCAGAAATTAATGGTCA